CCCTTAACAGCAGCTATGATAGCTAGTATAGACGTTAGACCGGCTTGGTTATTTGAAAACCAAAGTGGGACATTAGGTACTAACCTTAATTCATCTGTAATATATTGTGGTGTAATGCCAGCAGACGCAACTATTAGTGTTATACTATCGGGTGTTACTGCGGTTGGAGGTGGACCACCAGTAGCTGGACAGGCTATAACTTTTGAAGGTTTACAGTCTGGATCAATACTTCCAGTAGCTGTAGATTATGTTACAGCTGTAGCAGGTGCTGGTGTAGCGGTAGGTGACTTTATAGTGTGTAAATAATAAAAAAACAAGTAACTATATAATTATAAACAATTAAATAAAATCAAATAATGGCAAAAGCAAAAAAACAAATTACAGAAGAACAGTTAAAAACTGTAAAAGATCAACAAGGTAAATTAAATGGATTATTAAGATCTTTAGGTGTTTTAGATTTACAAAAAGAAAACATACGTGTTGAAGTAAAAAAAGTATCTGAAGAAATAGACTCTACTAAAAAAGAACTAGAAGACGAGTACGGTCAAGTTAATATTGATCTTCAAGATGGTTCTTATACTGATATTGAAAAAGAAGATGACAAATAATATTAGAAAGATTAGTATTGGATCTGATTATAAGAATGACGCCATGCATTACGCTGTTGGACAACAGGTTTACGGTGGTCACGAAATATCTCACATTCTACTAGATGATTCAGACAACTCTTATAATATACACATAAAGAAAAACAACGAAATATTGCCGTGGAAGAAGTTTAATTCTAACATGGCAATATCAGTTGAGTATGATTTAGAATATTAATGAATAGCTTATATGACTTTATTGTAGAACCGCTAGGTGATAAATACAATAACGAAATAAAAATAAACAACAAAAGTTTAGTATTAAACAGCAAAATAGAAAGTTTTAAATTTGTAAATAGGCATGCTATAGTTAAAGCTATACCTTTAGCCTTTAAAACAAATATAAAAATTGGAGATATATTAATTATACATCAAAACGTTTTTAGAACTTTTTATGACTCAAGAGGTAAAAAGAAAAAAAGTAGATCTTTTTTTAAAGAAAATCTATATTTTTGTGCTTTAGATCAAATTTATTTGTATAAAAATAAAAAGGGTTGGAACTCTATAAACAATAGATGTTTTATAAAACCTATAGTTAATAAAGACACTTTAGTCAACGACAAAGAAAAAAGTCTTGTTGGTATATTAAAGTATGGAAATAACGTCTTAGAACAGCTAGATATAAACATAGGGGACCTAGTTGGTTACACACCTAATGGTGAATGGGAATTCTTAATAGATAAAGAAAGACTATATTGTATGAAATCAAATGATATTGTAATTAAATATGAACATAAAGGAAACGAAGAAGAATATAATCCTAGCTGGGCAAGTAGCAGTTGAAGAACTGATTAAAGTCGCTAAAGAGGCTATTGTTGATTCTGGAGATGATATAACAGCAGATAGACTTAAAAACGCCGCTGCAACTAAAAAACTATGCATATTTGATGCATTTGAAATACTAACTAGAATACAAGCTGAAGAAGATTTGTTAAACGAAAAACCTAAAGAAATAAAAGAAGAAAAGTCTTTTAAAGGTTTTGCTGAAGGAAGATCTAAGTAATGTACGAGCAAAGTTTATATAAAATATTAAAAAACCATATTAAACCTAAAGTTTTAAAAAGAAACAATAGGTATAAAAAATGGGAATATGGTTATAATGAAGAACATGATGTTATAATTATAAGCAAAACGGGTGAGATAGGCGATGTATATGAAATACAAAACTTAAAAATAGCTTTACCTAAACAAAATGATATAGTAGAGTTTAAAGAAAATAAATGGAGTCACACAGAGTATCCTAAGCAATTAAAAAAAATCAAATCTGTTTTTGATTGGGAAGAATATCCAATAGAATTTAAAGAAGAATGGTATGATTACATTGATAAAGAATTTAATAGAAGAGAACAAGGCTTTTGGTTCTATAATAAAAACGTGGCTACTTACATTACTGGTACTCACTATATGTACTTGCAGTGGTCCAAAATTGATGTTGGGCAACCAGACTTTAGGGAATCAAATAGATTATTCTATATTTTCTGGGAAGCTTGCAGGGCAGACTACAGGTGTTATGGTATGTGCTATCTCAAAAACAGGCGTTCCGGATTTTCATTCATGGCCTCTGGCGAAACCGTCAACATGGCGACCATTTCAACGGATTCACGGTTTGGGATTTTGTCCAAATCTGGCCCCGATGCTAAAAAGATGTTCACAGATAAGGTTGTACCAATATCCGTTAACTATCCATTTTTCTTTAAACCGATCCAAGACGGTATGGACCGTCCAAAAACCGAACTTGCCTACAGAGTACCAGCATCCAAGTTTACCCGTAGAAAACTTGACGCCAATCAAACCCTTAAAGAAATTACCGGTTTGGATACCACAATCGACTGGAAAAACACCGGTGATAACTCCTACGATGGTGAAAAGCTCAAACTCCTCGTTCATGATGAATCGGGTAAATGGGAAAGACCAAACAATATATTAAATAATTGGCGCGTTACAAAAACAACACTTAGATTAGGTAGTAAGATAATAGGTAAATGTATGATGGGTTCAACATCAAACGCTTTAGATAAAGGTGGTGATAATTTTAAAAAATTATACTATGATTCAGATATTAAAGAAAGAAACGCCAATGGACAGACTCGCTCAGGACTCTATTCTTTGTTCATACCTATGGAATGGAACTACGAAGGATACATTGATTCTCATGGATTACCTGTCTTCGAAACTCCAAATAAAAAAACCTTTGGACCTCACGGGCAAGAGATAAAAATAGGAGTAATTGAATATTGGCAAAATGAAGTTAATGGTTTAAAAAAAGATCAAGACGGTTTAAATGAATTTTATAGACAATTTCCAAGAACTGAACAACACGCTTTTAGAGACGAAGCAAAACAATCAATATTTAATTTAACAAAAATATATGAACAAGTTGATTTTAATGAAGACTGCAAAAGTGAATCGTTAATAACAACAGGTTCTTTTAATTGGCACGGTGGTGTAAAAGATAATCCAAATGGCGTTTTATTTGTACCAAATGAAAATGGTAGATTTAAAATTTCTTGGGTACCTGAGTTAAATCTTCAGAACCGTTTAATAATGAAAAATGGATTAAAGTACCCAGCAAACGATCACATGGGTGCTTTTGGTTGTGATAGTTATGATATATCAGGTACTGTTGATTCTCGTGGATCAAATGGTTCACTACACGGTTTAACTAAGTTTTCTATGGAAAACGCACCACCTAATATGTTTTTTTTAGAATATATAGCTAGACCACAGACGGCAGAAATGTTTTTTGAAGATGTGCTTATGGCATGTATATTTTATGGTATGCCAATATTAGCCGAAAACAATAAACCTAGACTGCTTTATTATTTTAAACGTAGAGGTTATAGAGGATATTCAATGAATAGACCAGATAAATCTATTGCTAAATTGTCTGTTACAGAAAGAGAAATAGGTGGAATACCTAATTCAAGCGAAGATATAAAACAAGCACACGCTGCCGCTATAGAGTCATACATAGAAACACATGTTGGTAATTTAGGTGAATCTTATGGAAATATGTACTTTCAAAGAACACTAAATGATTGGGCTAGGTTTGATATTAATAATAGAACAAAACATGATGCCTCTATTAGTTCTGGGTTAGCAGTAATGGCTTGTAATAAAAACAAATATAATCCTGTTTTTAAAAGAAAATTAGAAGTAAAACCACTAGGTTTTAAAAAATATAATAACGAAGGATATAGTTCACAAATAATACAATAAATGACATATACTAATTACGTAGGTTCATTTCCAAGTCAAGTAGTATCAGACGAAGAGAAGCAAGGTTACGAATACGGTTACGCCGTAGGTCGCGCAATAGAAGGCGAATGGTTTTCTGGAGACAGAGGTGGCATGGGAAATAGATACCAAAATAGTTGGTTAAATTTTCATAGACTAAGATTATACGCTAGAGGTGAACAATCTGTTCAAAAATATAAAGATGAATTATCTATTAATGGTGATTTATCTTATTTAAATTTAGACTGGAAACCAGTTCCTATTATACCTAAATTTGTAGATATAATAGTAAATGGTATGTCTCAAAAAATTTTTGATATAAAAGCTTACGCGCAAGATCCTGAGTCTTTAAAACAAAGAACAAAGTATGCTGATGCTATAATGAAAGATATGTATGCTAAAGAAATAATTCAAGCTACAAATGAAGCTACTGGTATGGATTTTTTTAATAGCAACGATCCTAATAACATACCTGAATCTCAAGACGAATTAGATCTTCACATGCAATTGTCTTACAAACAATCTATAGAAATTGCAGAAGAAGAAGCTATAGAAAATGTTTTAGCGGCTAATAAATATGAATTAATAAAAAGAAGATTAATATCTGATTTAACTATAATAGGTATAGGTGCTGTAAAAACAGATTTTAACTTATCAAATGGTGTTACATTAAATTATGTAGATCCTGCTAATTTAGTTTATTCATATACAGAAGATCCAAACTTTGAAGACATATATTATGCTGGAGAAGTAAAATCTATTAGTTTAGTAGAATTAAAAAAACAGTTTCCTGGTTTAACAAATGATGAATTAAAACAAATAGAAAAGTTTCCTGGTGATGCAAATTATACTAGAAACTTCTATGCACAACAAGATTCTTATAATCAAGTTCAAGTTTTATATTTTGAATACAAAACATACACTAATCAAGTATTTAAAATAAAACAAACAGATCAAGGATTAGAAAAAGCATTAGAAAAACCCGATACGTTTAATCCGCCTGAAAGTGATAACTTTGAAAGAGTTGGAAGAGCTATAGAGGTTTTATATACTGGCGCTAAAATATTAGGTCATGAGATGATGTTAGAGTGGAAGATGTCAGAAAATATGACAAGGCCAAATTCTAACGTAACAAAAGTTAACATGAATTACTCTATATGTGCTCCTAGAATGTATAAGGGCATGATAGAATCAACAGTTAGTAGAATAACTGGTTTTGCTGATATGATCCAATTAACACATTTAAAACTACAACAAGTTTTATCTAGAATGGTTCCTGATGGTGTTTTTGTTGACGTAGATGGTTTAGCTGAAGTTGATTTAGGTAATGGCACAAACTATAATGCGCAGGAAGCACTTAACATGTATTTTCAAACTGGTAGTATAGTAGGTAGATCCATGACACAAGATGGTGATTTAAATAGAGGTAAAGTTCCTATTCAAGAACTTCAAACTTCTTCTGGTAATGCTAAAATAGGATCTTTAATACAAACTTATCAGTATTACTTACAAATGATTAGAGATGTAACCGGGTTAAACGAAGCTACTGACGCTAGTACTCCTGACGCACATGCTTTAGTTGGTTTACAAAAAATGGCAGCTGCAAACTCAAATACAGCGTTAAGACATGTAATGCAAGGTGGTTTATACCTAACATTAAGAACATGCGAAAACATAGCGTTGAGAATAGCAGATGCCTTAGATTATCCTTTAACTAGAGCTGCATTAATAGACTCTATATCATCTTATAACACTGGTACTTTAGAGGAATTACAGGAAAAAACATTACAAGACTTTGGTATATATTTAGAATTAGAACCAGACGATGAAATGAAAGCTCAATTAGAGCAAAATATTCAAACCGCATTAGCATCTGGTGGTATTGATTTAGATGATGCTATTGATATTCGTCAAGTTAAAAATATAAAATTAGCAAACGCTTTATTAAAACAAAGTCGTAAAAAGAAAGCTGCGAGAGATCAGGCTAATCAACAAGCGAACATACAGGCTCAAGCGCAGGCAAACTCACAAGCAGCTCAACAAGCTATAGAAGCTGAAATGCAAAAGCAACAGGCTTTAGCTGAAACAACAATACAAATTGAGCAAGCAAAAATACAGTTTGAAATAAATAAAATGCTTCAAGAGGCTAAAGTTAAAAAAGAGCTTATGGCTGAAGAATTTAGCTATAATATGAAATTAGCTCAAATAAAAGCACAAGCAGAAACACAAAAAGAACAAGAAATAGAAGATAGAAAAGATAATCGAATAGAAAAACAAGGAACACAAGAGTCTGAGTTAATAAACCAAAGACAAAACAACACTTTACCTCAAAGTTTTGAATCAGCAGGATTTGATGGACTGGGAGGGTTTGGATTAGAACAGTTTGATCCTAGATAAAGAATTATAAATTTTTAATTATATTATATTATGTCAAAAGAAACAGAAGTAAAAAAACCTGTTAAACAGGAAGGTGACTTTAAAGTTAAAAAGAAAGTGCCTAAAAAATTAATTGTACCAGAAGAAACTATTAAAATGGATCTTGCTGCAATTAAAAAAGAAGAACCTATTAAAGTAGATTTAACACAAAAAAACAAAGAAGATGCCATTCAAAAGCAAAGCTCAGAGGAAAGCGTGTTACGCGAAGAGGGATCCAAGGTGGAACTGCAAGATGTGGGACAAGGAGACAAAGGGGCCACTGAAAATGTTATTAAAGAAATACCAAGATCCGAAGAAGAAATAAAAAAAGTAAAAACAGAGGTAAAAGAAGCTATTAGAGATCAAGAAGTGTTAGGTAAAAAACTACCTGAAAACATTGAGAAGCTAGTTTCCTTCATGCAAGAAGTACCTGGTTCAACTATTGAAGATTATGTTAGGTTAAACGCTGACTATTCAAATGTTGATAATGCTACTTTACTTAGAGAATATTATAAAAATACACGTCCACATTTAGAGTATGATGAAGTTAATTTTCTTTTAGAAGATAATTTTAAATATGACGAACAAGTGGACGAAGAACGCGAGATTAGAAAAAAGAAACTTGCGTATAAAGAAGAAGTTGGAAAAGCTAAAACTTTTTTAAATGGTCTTAAAGATAAATATTATGATGAAATCAAGTTGAAATCATCTTCTACTCCAGACCAACAAAAAGCTGTAGATTTTTTTAACCGATATAATGAAGATGAAAAAGTGAGACTTAAACAACGTGAAGAGTTTGAGCGCATAACTAAAGATACTTTTAATAAAGAATTCGAAGGTTTCGATTTTAATTTAGGAGAAAAAAGCTTTAGATACGGTGTTAAAAACCCTAACGAAGTAGTTGAAAATCAATTAGACTTAACAAATTTTGTTACGAAGTTCTTAGCAGATGACGGTAGTTTAAAAGATCCAAAAGGTTATCACAAAGCCATGTATGCTGCTAGAAATGCAGATACTATAGCTCAACACTTTTATGAACAAGGCAAAGCAGACGCTGTTAAAGACGTTGTAGCTAAGTCTAAAAATATTACTACAGAAACAAGAAAAGAAGGTGGTAATAACAGTGGAAGTGTTTTTGTTAATGGTATGAAAATTAAAGCAATAAGTGGTGCTGATTCTTCAAAACTAAAAATTAAAACAAAAAAATTTAACTAAAACAATTTAAAAATTATGAGTTTACAACCTCAATTTGGGAATTTAGTCCCATCTCAAGCACAGGAAGTATTAAACAGCAACTACCTACAATGGAACGATGCTGCAGGTGCTAACTTCGTAGATTTTGCACAACAATATCTACCTGAAGTATACGAACAAGAAGTAGAGCGTTATGGAAACAGAACGTTATCTGGCTTTTTAAGAATGGTTGGCGCTGAAATGCCAATGACTTCTGATCAAGTAATTTGGTCTGAACAAAATAGATTACACATTGCTTATGACAATCTTACTTTAGCTGGTGCTAATGTTATTAACTGGATAGGAACTCCTGCTAGCGTAACAAATGTTATATCAGTTGGAGCTACTGTTGTGGTAATGGACGACTTTGGAGCTGAAGTAAAGTGCTACGTTAGTGCTTCTACTCCAGGCGCTGCTGGTGTCGGATCAATTACTGCTTTACCTTACACGGCTGCTACAATTGCTGCTGCTGGATTAGTAGGTCAAGTTAAAGTATTTGTATACGGTTCTGAATATGCAAAAGGATCTAGTACTCCAAACTTTAATGCTGCTACTCAACCAACTGGTTATATCAGTGTTGACCCACAATTTACTCAATTTTCTAACTCACCTATCATTATCAGAAACAAATACGTTGTAAATGGATCTGATATGGCACAAATCGGTTGGGTTGAAGTTGCTACTGAAGACGGAACTTCTGGATACTTATGGTATTTAAAAGCTGAGTCTGAAACTAGATTACGTTTCGAAGATTACTTAGAAATGTCATTAGTAGAAGGTGAGATCGCTGCTGCTGGATCTGGAGCAATTGCTGCTGCAAATGGTACGCAAGGTCTTTTTGCTGCTGTTACTGCAAGAGGTAATGTGCAAACAGGATTTACTGCTGCTGCTGGAATTGATGCATTTGATGCTATTTTGAAAAATTTAGATACTCAAGGAGCAATTGAAGAAAACATGTTATTCTTACAAAGACAAACAGCTTTGGATTTTGATGATATGTTAGCTTCTATTTCTGGTGGATACGCTGGAGGTACTGCTTTTGGACTATTTGAAAATTCTGAAGAAATGGCTTTAAACTTAGGGTTTAGCGGATTCCGTAGAGGATCTTACGACTTTTATAAGACTGATTGGAAATACCTAAATGATGCTTCTACAAGAGGTGCTATGGTAGGACCTTCTTCTATTGAAGGTGTATTAATTCCTGCTGGAACTTCTACAGTTTATGATCAAATCTTAGGAACAAACATTAGAAGACCATTCTTACACGTGCGTTACAGAGCATCTCAAGGAGATGACAGACGTATGAAGTCTTGGTTAACTGGTTCTGCTGGTGGTGCATTTACATCTGATCTTGATGCTATGGAAGTTAACTTCCTATCTGAAAGATGTTTAGTTGTACAAGCTGCTAACAACTTTGTATTGTTCAAAGGATTATAAAAATCCAAAATTAATGTAATTCTTACCCTCGTTATATTAACGGGGGTAATTATTACTTTTATAAATTATTTAATTATATTATATTATGAAAAAAGAAACATCAAGTAATTGGGAAATTAGAGATAGAAGATATACTCTAAGAAATAACATGGAACCATTAACGTTTACAATTCCTTCTAAACACACAAGAAAGCACTCGCTTCTTTATTTTGATGAAGAATCAGGTAAACAAAAAGAATTAAGATACGCAACAAACCAAGATTCTCCTTTTGTAGAAGATCAAAAAGGTGAGGTAACATTGGGTCACATTGTCTTTCAAGACGGTGTTTTATTTGTTCCAAAAGAAAAACAAAATTTACAAAAACTATTATCATTATATCACCCTTCAAGATTAAAGTCTTATGACGAGTTTAACGCTGTACAAGAAGCAACTGACGAATTAGGTTTACTTGAATTACAAGTAGCTGCAATGACTTACGCTAAAGATATAGATATAGATCAGGCAGAGGCTATACTAAGGGTTGAAATTGGATCTAAGGTATCTACGATGGGTTCTAAGGAACTTAAAAGAGATTTGTTAATATTTGCTAGATCAAATCCACAACTCTTTATAGAGCTAGTTAATGATGAAAATGTACAATTAAGAAACTTTGCTATAAAAGCTTCAGAGGCTGGTATAATTAGTTTATCTCCAGATCAAAGATTTTTTACGTGGGCTAGTAATAAAAAGAAACTAATGACTGTTCCTTTTGATGAAAATCCTTATTCAGCTATGGCTGCTTTCTTCAAAACAGACGAAGGTGTAGAAATATTTAAATCTATCGAGAAAAAGTTTAAATAACATGTAATACTAATATAGGGCTCGTTTACTCGGGCCCAATATTATAATAAAAATAAAAAATGGCAATAAACGTAGATCAAGTCTATAAAACAGTCTTGTTAATAATTAACAAAGAACAAAGAGGCTATTTAACTCCAAACGAGTTTAACAAATTAGCAACTCAAGTTCAATTAGAAATTGTTGATGGTTATTTTGAAACAATAAATCAACAAATGCGTGTGCCACAAAATGATAGCGAATACGCTGATAGATATAAAAGCGTGCAAGAAAAATTAGACGCTTTTAAAGAAATAGGTACGTGCGCCTATACAGCACCGGTTGGTAGTAATCCAGCTTTTTTTAGCCCACCATCTTCTTCAGGTGCGGCAAGCGGAACACAAGTTTTCGCAACAGTTTTAAATGCAACATCATATACACTAACAACAATAACACAAGCTCAAGTAGAAGACAGTACTGTAGTTGTTACACTAGAAACACCAACAGGTGCGGCTGGTTTACCTTACACTAACTTTACTATAACTGGTGGAGCATTACAACTAACTGCTGGCGCAATCGCCACAGGTAGTACTATAAGAATTACTTTATATCCACAGAACTTTTATAAACTAGGTACTGTTTTATATAAAGATGATAAAGCCGTTGAGCCTGTTCAAAGAAATGAATTAGCTTTACTTAATTTATCTACAATAACAAAACCTAGTGATTATTTTCCTGTTTATATATTTAATAATAATCAAATAATAATATATCCTCAAACAATAAATGGAAACATTCAAGCTACATATGTAAGAAAACCTGCTGACGTTGTATGGAATTTTACAGCAACAGGACCTAGCTTTTCTTATGTTTGGGATCCAAATACATCTGTTGACTTTGAATTAAACATAACAGAACAATCAAATGTTATACTTCAAATATTACTTTATGCGGGTGTTGTTATTAAGGATCCAATGATTATTCAAGCTGCATCAGCTGAAATACAACAAGAAAAACAAAACGAAAGAAACTAACATAACATGGCTATACAACCACAAAATAATGGACTAATAACTGAGAATAACGAGCAATACTATGCTGGATCTCAAGGTTTTAGAGGGGCTGCTGTAGGAGTGGGTGGTCAACAATTTATAACAGACTTTGACACGCCACTGTTTTTAGGTAGTGCTACAAGTTGGAATCCTACAAGTCCTGATTATGCTTTAAATAATTTTAAGGTATATACTAGTGCTAGCGGCATGGCTGGTTCGTGGTCTGAATGGATTACAGAGATTGTTCTTAGTAATAACAATAAGACAATAACATTAACAGCTGACCCAGGCAACAATGCATATATTGTTGTGCAGTTAACTATATTAACCGGTGGTAAATATGGTCAAACAGAAGCTGAAAAAGCTTATGGTCAAACCGTAGAAGATAATTACGGTAGTTATCAATATATAAAACTAAATGATATTATAAACAATTTTTCAGTTGGATATGTTGGTCAAGACAAATTACTACCTAATACAAAAAGAAGTGATATTATATTTTTTGCAAAAAGAGCTATGCAAGAATTTAGTTATGATACCTTAAAGAGCATTAAATCAGCTGAACTAACTATACCAGATTCTTTAACGTTAGTTATACCTCAAGATTATGTTAATTATGTAAGATGCTCTTGGATTGATGCTTTAGGTGTTAAACATATTATTTACCCAACAAATAACTTAACTATAAGTCCTTATTATACACAAGCTCAAGATTCAGAGGGCATTCCAACACAAGATAATTTTGGAAATGATTTAGAAGGAACTTCTATAACTCAAGAAAGATGGCACACTGCTAGTTCTAGACTTTTAACAGATTTAGATGGTAACGCTATACCTAATTCAGCTGATCAGTCCGAATATGGTTATGGCTGGGAAGGTCTTTTCGGCTTTGGATATGGAAGACTATATGGTCTTGATCCACAAACAGCGCAGGGAAATGGTTGGTTTAATATAAACGAAAGAGAAAACAAACTTTCTTTTTCAAGCAATTTAGCTGGTAGATTAATTGTTTTTGAATATATTTCAGATGGATTAGCTTATGATCTAGATAGTAGAGTTCCTAAAATGGCAGAAGAAGCTATGTATGCTTCTATACTATATTCTTTAATATCTACTAGAATAAATCAACCAGAATATGTAGTACAAAGATTAAGAAAAGATAAAATATCTAAATTAAGAAATACTAAAATAAGGTTGTCAAATATAAAACTTGATGAAATATCACAAGTAATGAGAGGTAAATCTAAATGGATTAAACACTAAAATAATGCATCATCATAATTTTCCTAAATTATTTCCAAAAGCCCACGCTAGAAAGTCTAGAGGAGGAAACACTATTTATACTACAGGTGAACAAGGTAATTATAAATTTCATGACAAGCCTCAATTTAAAAACCATAAACCATCTAGTCATTTAATGGCTGATGACAATAAAAACAGCGCTTGGGCATCTATATATAGAGATGAAAGTGGTGGTTGGTCTAACCAAACTTACGATCAAGCTGTTGAAAGAAAAGAAGTTTATAGTTTTAAAGGTAAAAATGCTAGAAATAAAATGATTGAATTTGCTAGAAAAGGTAATTGGAAAAAATAAAAAATTAACAAATGGCAGAAGCTAAAAATAATTTCATTAAGTCTAAAATGAATAAAGACTTAGATGAAAGATTAATTCCAAATAACGAGTATAGAGACGCTTTAAACATAGCTGTTTCTAGATCAGAATCTAGTGATGTTGGCGCTGTTGAATCTATATTAGGTAATAATATTACAGCTGTTGGAGAAACAACTGGTTTTAGTATTATAGGAACCTATGCTGATGAGTCTAATAATAGACTTTATTATTTTAGAACAAACCATACTAACTGCGCTATAAAAGCTCCTTTAACCGCAACTTGTACTATTGGTTTTCTTCAAACTAGAACAAACACTAACAACGTTTTAGTATCAGGTAGTTTTTTAAATTTTTGCTCTGGAAGTAGAATGGAAGGTATTAGTTTAATTGAAAACCAATTATTCTTTACTGATAATAGAAATCAACCAAGAAAAATAAATGTAGACCAACCGCTGGGTTATTATTTTAACGAAGATCAAATATCTGTTGCTAAATATGCTCCGCTTAATCCACCTGAATTTTTAAATTTAAGGGCTAACGCTTCAGAGCAAGCGCCACCTTTTATAGATGTGTTATTACCCTCTACAATGTCTGATGCGGCTGATCCAGCTGTGGTTGAATTAGGTATATATTCTATAAGTAGTTCTAATCTAGCTGTAAAAAGATATAAGAACGGTGACGCTATACCAGAGGCTACATCACAAACAGCTTGGGCTGATGCTGATACAAATCAAGAAGGTAGATGGTGTTACTACGCTAACTACAATGGTAATGGAGTTACGTATGGTTTATTATATAATAAATGGGCTGTTCTTGACGCTAGGGGTTTAGCACCAATTGGTCATAGAATACCAACAGCTACTGAATATAGTCAAATAATTGGTATTGCTGGTACTTTATCTTCACCATATAAAAGTCAATTTTTATGGGATAACCCTGGAAATGATTTAAATGGATTTAGCGCATTACCAGGTGGATATAGAAATTCAACTATTAGTACAGCTTTAGGTTTTACAAACTTAACAACTGAAGCTAGGTTTTGGGCATCTGACACTAGTAGCAATTCGTATTTTAGAGTTCCACCTTCTGGCAACAATGTTACCGTTGAAACAAATGGAAATACAATAGATGGTTACTCTGTAAGAGTTATAAAAGATGCTGGTTATACTGGTTGGACAGGTGATCCTGATTATATTAAAGATAAATTTGTCAAGTTTGCATATAGATTTAAATTTGATGACAACGAGTATTCTGTTGTTTCACCTTTTAGTCAAGATGTTTTTATACCATACCAAGATGGTCAATTTGTTAATGATGATGAAAATCTAGCGTTTATAACTACTGTTGTAGAGTTTATGCAAAACTCTATAAACAATGCTGTGTTGAATATAGAATTACCTTGTGTAGATATAATTAATAAATATAAAATAAAATCTTTAGATATAATATTTAAACAGTCTGATATGCAGGCTTATCAAGTTATAGAAACTATAAAAGTTGATGCTAATTTTATAACTAATTTAAAATATACAAATATATATCAATATTCTTACGAATCTAGGCATGCTATTAGAACGCTACCCGCTTCTCAATCAGTAAGAGTTTATGATAAAGTACCTGTTAGAGCATTAGCTCAAGAAACATCAGGCAATAGAATAATGTATTCTAATTACTTAGAAGGTTATAGTGCACCTGTTGGTTTAGATTACTACGTAGATGTTACTGAAAAAAGCGCACAACAATTTGTTGAATATCCTCAACATTCCGTAAAACAAAACAGAAACTATCAAGTTGGTGTTATATTAGCAGATAAATATGGTAGACAAACAGATATAATACTATCTAACTATGATGGATTATTAGACGCTAATGGAGATCCTCAGCCTGGTTCTAATTATTTTTATGATTATAAAGCAGCTAGTTTCAGTAATGATGTTCAACCTTGGAAAGGTGATAATTTAGCTTTATATTATTTACAACAAATACCTGAAGACGTAAACGCTAATGGCGTTGCTGGTTATCCAGGTGCTTATGCAAAAGGAAATTATTATACAGTTGATATTAAAACAGGAAGTGCGCCTAGTGCATTATATCCTTATTTTAATAGCATAGGAACACAGTGTATTATTGCAACTTTAGCACAAGTTAATTTTGATACAATAATATTATATGCCGACGCAACTAATGCAGCTAATACTTTTAATGTTCTTATAGATAATGGAAATGGTTGGGTGTTACAAAGCCCTAGTTCATATACTATTTCTCAAGACGGTCAATACACTGATGTAGATTTTTATCCAACACTAACAGGAGAAACTACAAATGTAACTGGTAATCCAAGTACAAGTTACAGTATTATAAACTTAACACCTTCTTCTGATGAGCCATCTATAGGTTCTACAGTTACAGGAACAGGTATAGCCACTGGAACAACTGTAACTTCTTATGATTCTTCAACAGGAATTGTAACACTTAACCTTTCTTCAAACTTGTCAAATGGAGTTACATTAAGTTTTAATTCAGGTGTTACTTTAAATAGTACTGTTAAATTTGAAGTTTTATATACAGCTGCAAATTTATACAAGTATACGACAGGAACTGCTTCTAGCACAAATAGACCTTTGTTTCCAACGTGGCCAACAGAATATGCCACTTATTATGCTGTTGGAAAAAAATTAAGAGGTTTATACATAGACTATACAGAGATAACAAGTGTAACGCCAATAAGTGATTCAGGAGGAGTTAGAGCAGTAGAGTTTTTTACACAAGAAGAAGTTGCTACTAATTATTTATTTGACGATACACCTAATACCAGACCCGAGCCTAGTATATTTGGTCAAGAAAAAACATTTGTAACTTATGATATAAATGTAAATGGTTTTTATGGTTATAAGTTTGCTACTAAACAACAGCAACAAGACTACTATAATGTATATCTACCGGGAATAATAAATGGATATCCAATTAAAGGTGAAACAAAAGAGCAGGGAGACACAGCTTATTCTACGCTTATAACAGATAATATAAATAAAATACCTAGAAACTTAGAAGATGTAGGACCTCTGCAGAATCAATTCACTAGTGATGTTTCTTTATTTGGTAGAGTAACAAATATTAATACTATAGAAGACGCTACTGGCGTTTATAAAACGGGTAATAGACAGTTTGATCCTGTGCCCTCGGCTGACCAAGTTGATTTAGTGGGTACTGTAAGTGATTTATTCCCTGGTTTAATCGCGACTTCTACTCCTCAGCCAGGAGATGTAAATCCAGAAGCTATTTACAATTACAATACTAAACCCGTGTTGTTTCAAGTATCAACACAAAAAGCAATAGGACTAACAGAAGATCAATACACATTACCTGTTCTTGGTAATGGAAACTTTCCATATCCAGAAGACATGTATTTAGCTGTTTATGAAACCGCACCTTATGTTTCTCCTTTAGAAATATTTTACGAGTCTTCTACTTCGGAGTTAGTGTCTGATTTAAATGAATCTTTAGTTAATGAAAATACTAACATAACAGGAATATCTAGTTTTACTTCTAATTTTCCTGAATCAGCTCAAGTAGGTACAATAATAACAACCGACTTTTTTCCAACAGCTGGTGGTGTTAATGTTGTTACTGCTAGTTTATCTTCATACACTGTTTATAATTATTTTGATCAATTACCAGATACTGGAACCTTAGATACAACTGTTTTACAAAATTCAAAATTTAATATTGAAGCTGGATCTTCAGTTGGTAGTTTTAGAATAGTTACAGCAGATAGGTTTTATGCTGGTTCATCAGCTGAGGTTGGTTTCTTTGTAGACTGGAGAGGTAAATATCAATTTAATTTAACATTTGTTCAAGAAGATGGAATAACATCTACTCAAACTTTAGAAATAGATTTAGAAAATGTAGCTCCTGTTATAGATAGAATAAATGTCAATGCAACAGTTGTTAACTATGATGTAGACATTGTTCAACCTAGCACATCAACAAGCACAACTCAACAGTCTAACAAAGGTAGAAACGGCTCTGCAAAAGCATATAGTTTAGGTGATACAACTAGTTTAACTGGATCTACTTTTGAATTAAACCCACCAAATGGAAACGCATGGGAAGTAGATAAAATAACAATAACAGATTTAACAACAGCAGGAACAACAGTAATTCCTGATAATGGTGAATTAATAAGTGATTACATACAGGTGGCAGCTGGTACCCAAAAATCGGTAACACAACAACTTGTTATACCAAATACAGATTGGTTAACTTTTGTTTTAAAAGGCGCTTTAAATAGTACTGGTGGTCAATCAAATGGGCCAATGAACACTGCTAATAAAGGTTATCTTATAAACTTAAGACTAACAGACACTTTAGGACTTACTAATACTTCAGCAACAATAAGTTATAATGTTGGTGCGTCTTTATTTTTTGGTCAAGTTATTGCTACGCCATACTTAAGTGGAATTGATCCAACAGGAAGAGTTACTAATGGTAATGGAAGTGATGTTTCAAACAGTACGCTTCAAAACCCATCACAAGGTGGAGCGCCAAGGTGGACTGGCCAAATACAAAACTGGACATCAAACACAGTATATTTATACGTACAAGTTACAATAGGTAGTGCATCACAACAAACAGGTCAAGCTCAAGCTGTAAACGTAAGAGGTGTATATGGAGATGGAAGCACTTCTTTTACAGATGATACAGGTGCTTCTTATGGGTTGAATCTTGATGGAGCTGTTCAATCAGTTGTGATCTCAAATGGTACTCAAGGTAATTCAAGTGTACTAAACCAATTTGCGATGTTATCTCCTTTTACAGCTAGTTCTGCTGGAGTTTCTCAAGTTGATTTTGGTAGCGCTGTGACTGCTGGTATGAGACCTGGTGGAAAAGCTAGTAATTATGGATTACCTGATTGCTCTGGATCTGCTATGATTGGTGGTGGTGTAAAACTAACAACTCAAGGTGGATCATATGCAAATAATGTATATGCCGCTATTATAGCTAGTACATCGCCACAGTCAGCTGGAAACGCAACTATATTAGCTAACTCTTTTGGTATTGTTTATGAAGGTCCTATATCACCTCCTTGGTATGAGCCTAGCGGATCTAATGATCCTAGTATAAACCCAACTATAACACCTGTTCCAGTAACTACATAGGTAATTAATATAAAAAATAAGTAATTATAATATAATATGGCAATTGTAACCCCGGTAAAATACTATAACACATACGTTCTTAAGAAATTAGTTCAAGGACCTATTTCAGCTTCTTACAATTGGTTTGTAGAAGAAGCTAGAATAAGAGGTGGTTATAACAACGTGCAAACGGGTTTATCTCCTAGAGCATTTTTAAGATCTGATGATAGTTCTCAGCAGTCTTTAGGAAACTCTATTATATATTCAGGTATATTAAACTCTAGAACTGGCGTAAATCAGTCTAATCAGTTTCCTTCAGGTGAAGACATAACAAGATCTGTAGATCCAACAAAAGGTACTATACAAAAGCTTTACGCTGAAGATACTAATTTAATAATATTTCAAGAAAACAAAGTAAATAGAGCTTTAATAGATAAAGATGCTGTTTATACTCAAGAAGGAGTACCTATGCAGACAACATCAAATGTTGTTATAGGCGCTATAGTTCCTTACGCTGGGGAGTGGGGTATAAGCAAAAATCCTGAAAGCTTTGCTGTATATGGATATAGAAAATATTTTACTGATGCTAATCAAGGAGCTGTTTTAAGACTGTCTCAAGATGGTATAACAGAAATATCAAGCTATGGTATGTATGATTTTTTTAGAGATAAATTTAATACACTACCTGATCCTTTAGCTATTGGTGGTTGGGATATTCACAACAAGTGTTATACTATTTCTTTAAAAGATAAGACATTAAGCGTTACACCTGAGACACTTAGTTTTGATGAACAAACTCAAGGTTGGACTAGTAGATATAGTTATGTTCCTTATAACTTAATAAGCCTTCAAAGTAATTTTTATTCTACTAATTCTGGTGGAATATATATACATTATAATGAATCGGTGCTTAGAGCAACTTTTTATGGTAATACATATGATTCAACTGTTACTAGTATATTTAACAAACAGCCATCTGCTATTAAAAGTTTTAAAACTATAAATTATGAGGGAGGTATAAACTGGGCAATGACCTCTATATCTACAGACTCTGGAGACACTGCTAGATTTATAAACGCATATACAATGCCTTTAACACTAGCTGATCTTGAAAACTCATTGTTTAGTAATGAATTTAAAAAGAAAGAAGATAAATACTTTGCTAATTTAGTTAACACAAGCGCAGATAGTTCTGGTGAAGTTGTTTATGGCGCTTCTATATCTGGAATAAAAGGATACACTGCTGAGGTTAAATTTACAGCAACAAATACTAAAGATAATGGAAACAATGAATTGTTTGCAATATCTACAGAATTTAAAGAATCATCATATTAAATAAAATTAAATGAAATTAAAAGCAAGAACTTTGCTAGAACAAGATTACAACATGTTAGAAAAATGGTGGCTTGGTTGGGGTTGGCCTGTGGTTAGTAAAGACATACTACCAGACAACGGTACTGGTGGAGTAATGATTGAACATGAAGGTAAACCTATAGTAGCTGGTTTTATATATTGGAGTAACTCTGGTATGTGCTGGTTTGATTGGGTTATATCAGATCCAAAAGGAAATAAAAGAGCAAGACCCTTTGCTGTTAAGTTTTTAATAGAAACTGTAGAAAAAATGGTTAAAGACGCTGGTAAAAAATGTATAATGTCAATAAGCAGAAGCAATAGCTTGTTAAAAATACATAAAAAATTAGGGTGGACAATTGACAAAACTCCATCACACGAAATGATAAAAAGAATAATTTAAAAATAATAATATGGCAGCAGTAGCAGCAGCAGTCGGCGGTGTAGTATCAGCTGGCTTAGGAATGGTAGGCGCTAATCAAGCAGAAAAATCAGCAAAAGGTGAAAGAAACAGAGCAAGAGCAGAGAAAAAACGTCTTGAAGACGAGTTAAGGGCTTTAGAAGATTCTAGACAACCTATAATAAATCCGTATGCCAACGTTAAGGATCTTAGTGGAAATCTTAGTAATCCTTATGCAAATTTAGGGGTGGCTACACAAGCTGCTGAGTTTCAAGCAGAGCAAGCTGAAATTGGTTTATCTAATACTTTAGATACATTAAGAGCAACAGGTGCGAGCGCAGGTGGAGCTACGGCATTAGCTCAAGCTGCTTTAGCTAGTAAAAAACAAATATCAGCAAGTCTTGAAATGCAAGAAGCCTCTAACCAAAGATTAGTCGCACAAGGTGATGAAAAACTACAACAGTTAGTAATGTCTGAACAACAGAGGTTACAAAATGCAGATGTAATGGGTAAACAGTTTATGTTTGGCGCTAGAGACAATAGAGAAAATCAAAAATTAAACAGAGCTGCAGGTATGTTAGACAATGCAACTGCTGATCAAAGATCTGCGGAAGCTGCTTATGGTCAAGCGCAAGGAGCTAAATTTGGCGCTGCACAAAATATGATAGGTTCACTTCCTGGACTCTTCATGAAATAATGACAACCTAAAAAAATAAATTATGGCTGGAGCATACGAAAATCCACAAAGAATAACAGGAGATACATACGCTAGTGCATTTACTAAGCAGATAGCAAACAACAATGCTGCAGCATCTCAAAGAGCACAAATAAACGAGCAGGAAGCAAGAAGAGCTCAGGAAAAAAAAGAAAACGAACAACGTAGAATTATAGAGAGCATGCAACGTGCTCAATCTAATGCTGATATTTGGAATTTAGAGCAAATGAATAAACTTGCTACAGCTCCTAGAACAAGCGCTATTCAAGATGAGTTAATGAAAACTTTAAATGATAGAATAGGAGTTGCTACAGATGCTCAGATTTATTTAAAAACTCAATTTGGTGACGAGGAAGCAAGAGTATCTGCGCAAAAGGCTATAACTGATTACTACGATTTATTAAACTTAACTAAAACAGCAACAGCAAACTTTGCTGCAACCGGAAAATATTGGAGAGAAAACGCTGCTAAAATAGGTAAAGATATAACTATTATTGGAAGTACACCAGAAGAAATAGCTAATAATCAATTTTTTGTTAATGCAATAGGTAGCGTTTATGAGGCGGATTTTGAAATGGTTTATGATGAAGAAAAAAATGATATAATGATTAAGGTTTCTGGAAACGAACCTACTAGAACAGAAAACGGTGAATTAATTGAAGGCGATTACAGAGAAAAATATATTAGTGCTAGAGCTTGGAACGCTCAAACAGCAGAAGGAAAAGAATTTGAATTTGTATCTAATGTACCTCAAATAGTTGATGAAAGTTTAGAAAGAATGAAGCCGGCAGACAGAACGCCTAATAATGATGGGCTAGGTATAATAAAAGCAAATGGGCAGTTTGCTGACAAATATTGGACTGGAGAAGAAATATATAAAGACAGAATTAATACTAGTACAGGTGGTTCTAGAAGAACAGAAGAAATTAGAAGATACCTAGATGTTGATGCTGTCAGAAACGACATGCTTAGTATATTAAAATCTAAAGTTCAAGGTGTTAATGGAAACGTTCAACAAGCAGCTAATGCTTGGAATATAGATTTAAAACAATTAAATGAGGGTATAGAAAATGAATATCAAAATGTTCAACCTACAGACGAACAGTTTGAGCAAGTGTTGTTTGATCAAATACTAAAAGCTAGAGTTTCTGGTTTAGAAGTAGACGAGCAAGGTAGATATTATATTTCTAGTGGTAGATCTATAATTCAACCTAAAGTAACTACACCTAAAACTCCAAATATAGGTTATAGAACCACATATTATAACAATATTGTATTAGGTGCTGGAGATAGCAATCAAAGTAACACTGATGTAACTCTTGATAATTTAATGAAAATTACAGGACCAAGTGATAGATATATGACAAAAGATCAAACTTTTGACGTTTGGTTAAATACACCTTATGCTGATTTTGAAGGATCACCAACAAATAGAGAGCATTATGAAAATGAAGGTGAAAGTGCTCAAAGTGCGTTTGATAAATTAGTTCCTAGAAAAGGTTTATATAAAATAATAAGTAACAAACCAGTGTTTGCAGGTGATTATGATTTTGACAGCGCTGAAGAAAGACTTAAGTTTGCTTTAGATAATACCACAGCAAGTGAAAGAAAAGCTATTCAAAATGAAACAGTGTTATTCAAAAGAGCTAGACAAGTAGATTGGATGAGTGCAAATCCTAAAAGAACAGACGAAACTTTAGTTGAATATGCTGAGCGAATGGATAAAGCAATTAAATAATAAAACATGGAAATATATATCTTACCAAGCGGAGAAGAAGTAGATCTTACTGGATATCCTGAAAATCAAATAGTAATGTGGTTATCAAATAATCCTGGAGCTACAAAAAAAGCTGGGGGCAATGCAGCGGGTGCAAATGCAACGCCTCAGAACAACATGTTCGCACCTCAAGAAGATACGGAATTAGTTTCGGAAACTATTTCTTTGGACTCACCAACAGGTAGTCAAGAAGATCTATATGGTTTACCAGAAAGTATAACACAACAAAGTAGCAATATTAGAGGCGCTTTACAGAATCAGTTTGGTAAGTATAATGAAAAAGATTTATTACCTACTGAAAGATATGGAGACAGCGTGACTTCTCAACCTTTTTTTGATGATGACAACATACAGGCAGCTGTAGATAATAATTTTATAACTGAAGATGATTTAATTATAGCTGGTTATAAAGAAAGTCCTGAAGCTATATCGGTATTGCAACTAGTAAGTGATGATGAAAAAAACAGAGCTAGAAGAAAAATAAGTGCTTTTCAGTCTAAAAGTGATAGCGAGATAGACAGTTACATTGATTTAAGAAAATTAAATCAACCTTATATATATGAAGACTCATATGTTGCTGAAAACGAGCAGGTAAACGAAGGAATGAAAATGTATTCTCCAGAACTAGCTGAAATGCTAGGTCAAGGAACTTCTTTTGTTGATGAAATGTACGACAATGATGCTCTTTCAAGTAGAAATATAAACACTAGAGATTTTGGAGGTTTTTTACAAGCTAAAGGTTATGATAAAGATTTAAAAAGATTTCTAGAGTTAGACATGGATAAGAGAAATTATGGTAATTATTATAAACCAGAACTAGCTCTTGAAGCAAAAAAACTACAGTACTTAAACTTATATGTTAACGATCAACTTCAGAGAGATATAAAGCAACAACAGTTGATGTATGAAAAACAAACTGGTATTGATCCAAAGACTATAAATAAAAAGTTTAATATTTCCAATGAAAATGTTTTATTACAAGATTATGAAAACTTAATAAAACAAGAATTTCCATTAATATCTGTAAAACTAGAAGAACAAGACGAAAAAAACCAAATAGAGTATCAAAAACTACTGGCAGATGGCGGTAATATTGGTGCTGGTAAATTTTTATTAAATCTAGCAGGTGAAGGTTGGAACGGGCTGAGTGGCGCTATAGAAAGTTTTAGCGCAAGTGCATATGGTTTATTGCCTGGTGACTTTTTTGAAGGTGTTTCAGAAAGTATAAGAACGGAATTAGCTCTAGAAGAAATAGGTGTTGTTGGTACTAAATACAATACTTTTGGTAGATACGTCAGTGCTATAGGTTATGGATATTTAGATCCCGAAACTAACATTGAATATGTTATAGATTCTAATAACCAAATAATAGACACAACTAATAAATTAAATGCAACTCCTTTTTTAACACAAGAACAACAAGATAATATAAGAACTAAAGCTAGAAAAGGAAATAGAAAAGTATCTTCTTTTAGTGTACTAGGTGCTTTTGACGCTGGTGCTAACGTTATAGGTGATTTGTTTTTTCAAATAGCCTTAACAAGAGGAATGGGTAATGGTATAAGGGCAGTTGGTGGTTTTACTAAAGGATTAGGTGTTTTAGGAAAAACAAGAAGTTTTTTAAAATCAGTGCCTATTAAAAAAAATATGGCTGATGCTATAATAGGTCAAAGTACTTTAGGTTTTTCTAGAGGATATGAAGAAACATTAAAGCAAGCTAGACAAGCTGGTATAAATGATCAAGAGGCTAGTCAATTAGCTTCTATAGCTTCTATACAAACAGGTATATTATATGCTTTAACAGCTCCTATATCGCCTCAAACAAAAGCAACGGATGCTATTTTTGGTAAAATAAAAAACGAATACATAAAAGAATCTTTAGAAGCATACGTTAAAGGTGGTTTTAGAAGCTTTGGGCAAAAGTTAGCGTCAGGCGCTAAAACTCTTTTTAATTTAAGTGGTGAAGGTATTAAAGAAGTTTTTCAAGAAAACATACAGCAGTCAGGTGAAACATTTGTTGTTAATAAACAAGTAAATGAATCCGCTGGTAAAAAAATAATGAAAGATACTATGTCTATGCAAGATTTTATAGACACTACTGTGCTTTCGTTTTTTGCTGGTGCAATAATGCCTGGCGCTGGGGTAGCTGTAAAAGGTGCTAAAAAATCAGCTAGGCAATTACTAGGTATGGGTGCTGTAGATAGATTTAACAACTTAAGTTTGTTATCTTATAAGAAAAAGAAAGTTAAAAAAATATTAGCAGATCAAGTTAATCAGGGTATATATACTCAAGAAGAAGCAGATCAGGTTTTACAAGAAATAGAGGCTTTTAATAACAACATAAATAGAATGCCTACCGACATAAGCGCTCAAGCTGCTGAAGAAATACTAGGTGATCTTAACGAAGTTGGTAAACTAAGAAATCAACGTAAAACAGAGGACAAATCTTTTAATGCAGCTACAGACGAAAGAATAAAAGCTTTAGATGAGAAAATACAAAGAGTATATTATAATGACTTAACTGCTAGAAAATCAGGAATAATAACTGCTGCGATAAAAAAAGGTATTATAACTAATACTGAATGGAAAGAAGTTAACTCTGTTCAAGAAGCTAAAGATTTTTTAATAAACGAATTAAACTACACTCCTGAAAAAGCAGATTTTACTTCACAACAATACGGAAGTATAATAGATTTTGATGGTAAAAAAATTGTTTTAATAAACAATGACAAAGCCGCTAAAGGTGGAAGAATAGGGGTTAAACAACACGAGTTTTTACATGGCTTAATTTATGAGACAATAAAAAATGATCCTGAAGCCGCTATATTATTAGGTAAATCTTTATTAGGTGAAATACTTAAAATACAAGAAAGACTTTCTGCTAATGATTCTAAATTAACCGCTTTGCCTGCTAAGTTTTTAAAAGACTTTACTGGTTATATAAATTATTATAAAAATAGTATTGCTGGAATTGAAGCAGATTTAAAAGCTGGAACAATAACAAAGTCCGAATATAATAATAAAGTATCAACAGAACTAGGTAAACAGTGGGAAGAAGTTTTAACTCTTTATTCTGAAGCTATAGATGTTGGCGCTGTTACATATAATGAAGATGTTTTTACTAAATTAGCAGATGTATTTAGACAGGTTTTACAATTTCTAGGTGTTAGAGATGTTAAATTTGGTTCAGGTAGAGATGTTTATAATTTTATAAAAGACTACAATAAATCTATGAACAATAGAGTTATGTCTTTAGATAAAAATAAGGCATTTAAAAAATTAGGAACAAAAGGTGCTGAAGTAGATAAAAAAGCTTTAAAAAAAGAAACTAATGAACTTCTTGATGAAAAGAAAGTTTCAAAACCAAAGCCGGTTAAAGAACCTGTTAGTCAAGATAATTATACTTTTGATGAAAAATTTGCATTAAAAACAACTTCTAGGTCTAATGCTGATGAGTTTAAAAATACTATAAACTCTAAATATAATAAAAACAAATGGGCGAACATAGCACCTGATGATATAGTTTTCTATGAAATATTAGAGCAATATGAAACACCAATACTTTCTAAAGCTCAAACATTATACGGATCTCTACCTGATTACAGTGCTGAAGACATGTTGCAAGAAACTCAAATAGCTTTATTACCTCATATAAGAAATTTTAATAAAGAATTTTTAAATCTTAGAGAAAACAAAAGAAAAGAGTTACAAGATGATAACTTAAGTTCTAATGAAATAAACAACACTTTAAATAAATTAGACGAAAAAGGTTATAAAAACAAAAAAGGAGAACTTATAACTCAAAATGACAATTTAAATGGTTGGATAAATTCTCAACTTAGAAATAAAATGAAAGCAGCGCTTAAAACAGGTAGCGTTACTTCACAAAAATACACAACTGATATAGATGACAGAATAACAGCATCCATTTTAGACGTAGACAATGATGTTTTAGAGCAGGAAAAACAATCTTATGAAAAAGATCAAGATCAATTAATTGAACTGCTTAAAGATCCTAATTTTGGCTTTACAGATGTAGATGGAAAACCTATAGAGATACAAGGTATACCAGTTGGTGGTGATTTTGCTCTCGATGCAAATGACCCTGGTATAGCTGTTAACAGAAGACTAGCAACGGTTTCTGACCCTAAAGAAAGAGCTGAACTAGAAAGACAAAAAAGAGATTTAAAAAGAGGTTTAGAACTAGAAAACAAGCAAAGCTTAACAAACGCTGAAGCTAAAGAATTAAAAGAATTAAAGTCTTTTAAAACATACAGTCTAGGGTCTGGCGGAATGGTTAAAACATATGAAGCTTATTCTGAGTTAGTTAGTCCTGCTAAAATTATAGTAGCTGAAGTTAAAAGAGAAATATTAAACTCTCGTAACATTGAAAATCTAGACTTTAAAAACTTTAAAGAAAAATTAGCTATATTATCACAAACACTAACAAGAAGAATGACTTTTAAAAATTCTTCTTCATTAGAAAGTTTTATGTTTGATAATTGGAAATTAATATTTGATGTTATAAACAATCCTATTGATCCAGTAACAGGTGAGTCTACTTACGCAATAAAAAAATTACCACCAAGACTTAAAGATTCTGATAATCAGGGAAAACCTAGAAAAATTAAAAACTTAAATGTTGCTAGTTTTTTACAAAACTATTTTGGTTTAGACGAAGCCACTAGAATAATAGACAAGCTAGCTAAAAACAATAAGCAAAAACTATTAAATAGCTTTGACCCTGTGGAGCAAGGTAGAACAGGTAAAACACTATGGGCTACTGCTTATTTTGACAGAAGAACAGCTTTGATGGAATTGTTTGGAGATGTTCTTGTTTTGCAAGAAGCTAGAAACGCAATAAGAGATGATGCTTTTTTAGAACAATTATCTAAAAGAAATGTTGATTTATACCGAGATCTTAAAAACACAAATATAAGAAACAAAGTTTTAAACAACTTAGCTAGAGGTAAATCACCTAGTGTTAAATTTAGTTTAAATACTAAAGCAGATTTAAAATGGTCTGATAGTAGTATGATACCTGGAGATCCAAACTCAGATCAAATGTATAACGCTTCTTTTGTTGTTAACGGTAAAACTTATTTACTTAACTTAATGCCTAAAGGAAAAGACAATTATGAGTTTCAATTTGCGTTAATGAAAGATGTAACTTTTGATAGGTTTGGAGAAACTATTACAGGAACAATACCATCAACAGAAATATCAGGAACTGGTGATTCTTTTAAAGTAATGAGTATTGTAGCTAATGGATTATTAGAAGCTGTAAATAAGTTTAATATAAAAAATATAACTTTTGATTCTGAAGCTAAGTCTAGAACTAGATTGTATGGAAGATTAGCTAACATGTTTAGATCAAGATTTAATTACGAAGTTAATGAAGCAAATGAACAAGGAATTGTTTTTGATGAATTTACTTTAACAAACAAGCAGTTTAAGCAGTCTATAAAAGATATAAAAAGAAACTCTAACAAAGAATTTAGAGAAAGATTTACTTTAGATAACGGCTCTTTGAATAACGCTAAAGGATCTGATTACTTATCTTCTACAGCTGATGTTAATGATCAATTGTTTATGGCTGAAACTATAGATGATGCAACTAGAAAAACTATAAAGTTTAATAAAAAAGCTATTAAATTTAATGTTCCTGATTTAGGTAACATGAATGACAAAGCTATTTCTTATTATTTAATAGATAAAATATCTCAAGGTTATAATGATTTTTACTTTAAAAACAACGATAATTGGAAAGGTAAAATGTCTAGAAATGTTATAGAAACAGGTGATATTAAATTTAGTTTAAATAACGAAAGAAACGAATACAGTAATAACCTTTCAAAAGGGTTAAATGAAATAATTGAAGAAAACTACAATATAAATGTAGACGAGGTTTTTTCTGAAGAAAGAGGTAGAATTTTAGGTAAACTTGTTGGGGGTAATAACGTGTGGCTTCCACCTGGTGATTCAGATTTTTTAGGTCTTATGTATATGATAGCCTCTGGTAAAGGTAAAAAAGGAGAAAAACAATTAAAATGGTTAAACGATAACTTAATAAAACCTTATTCTGAGGGTATGTTGAATATGGTTGAAGCTAAAAATGTTGCACATAGAGATTTTAAAAACCTATTAAAGAAAAACAAAGGAATAAAAAAACTATTAGCAGAAGATTCTGGGTACAGTGGTTTTTCATTAGACACTGCTTTAAGAGTTTATCTTTGGAAAAGAAATAGAATTGAAATACCAGGTTTAGATAGTAAAGATATAATGTTTTTAAGTAACATAATTAGAAAAAACTCAAAACTAAAAAGCTTCGCGCTAGATCTTGAAAAAATATCTAAAATGAAAAATAACTGGATAGAACCAAGTAAAGGTTGGAGTTCAGGAAATGTATTAAGTGATATACAAGATATACTTAATTTTTCTAATAGAGAAAAGTTTTTATCAAGATGGATTCAAAACAAGGAATTAATATTTGATAAAGAAAACTTATATAAACTAGAAGCTGCTTTAGGTGCGGATTTTGTTACAGCTCTTAAAGATATTACAAAAAGAATGCAAACTGGTAAAAACAAACCAAAAGAACAGAGCGCTTTTGTTAATTGGTTAAATGGATCTGTTGGTGTTACAATGTTCTTTAATATGAGATCTGCTTTATTACAAACAATCTCTGCAACTAACTTTATAAATACTACAGATAACAATGTGTTTGCAGCTGCTAAAACTTTTATTAATCAAAAACAGTTTTGGAGTGATTTTACTACCCTTTGGAAATCAGCTTACTTGTCAAATAGAAGAGAAGGAATGCTTAGTGATATTCAAGAAGCAGAACTTATTGATGTTGTTAATGATCCTAGAAACAAAACATTTGCAGGTAAAACAAAAGCTGCTATAGCTTGGGTTTTAAAGAAAGGTTTTATGCCTACTAGATTTGCTGATAGTTTTGCAATAGCACTTGGTGGTTCTAGTTTTTATAGAAATAGAATAAAATCTTTAGTTAAACAAGGTGTAGAAATTGACGCTGCTGAATCACAAGCAATGAGAGAATTTTACGAAGCAGCTGAAATAAGTCAACAATCTGCTGATCCTTCTAAAATATCTCAAACTCAAGCTTCAATACAAGGTAGATTAATTTTGGCTTTTCAAAACACGCCGCTTCAATATGGAAGAATAATAAAAAATTCAGTTGTTGATTTAGCAAAAGGAAGAGGTGACTGGAGAAATAATATAGCTAAAATAACTTATTATGCTGCTTTGCAAAATATGGTGTTTAACTTTTTACAAAATGCGTTGTTTGGAATGTGGCTAGATGATGATGAGTATGCAGATGAGAAAGGAAAATATGATACAGGTAAGTATAGAGCTGTAAATGGAGCTATGGATACTCTTCTTAGAGGTTCTGGTTTAAAAGGAGCATTTGTTGCAGCAGTTAAAAATGTTGTATCTAAAGCTATAGAATTAAACGCTGATCCTAAAGGTAGATATAAAAGTGGAAAACTACTTGTTGAAGCTTTAAACGTTTCACCTCCGGTTGGTATAAAAGCAAGAAAATTAATGAAAGGCTGGGAATCTATTCAATACAATAAACAAGAGGCAGAATATTTAGGTTGGAGTTTAGATAACAAATATTATCTTCAAGCAGGAGCATCTATTACCTCGGCGGCTATAAATTTACCTTTAGATAGATTATATATAAAATCAGAAAACCTAAAAGACGCTATGAATACTCAATACGAAACTTGGCAAAGACTGGCTATGCTAGCTGGTTATAGTAAATGGAACTTAGGTATAGAAGATGGCAATAACAAAAAATCTAGTGATGGCCTTAATTTTGACACAATAAATTTTGGTGATTCATTAAAGTTTGATAAAATAGAATTTTAAAATGAGAAAAATAAACAAAATAATAGTACATTGCTCTGCTACACAAGAAGGCAGGGATTTAGATGCAGCTGAAATAAACCGGTGGCATTTAAAAAGAGGCTGGAAAGGTATAGGTTATCACTATGTTGTATTATTAGACGGTACAATTGAGTATGGTAGAAATATATATGAACAAGGAGCTCATGTTAAAAACCACAATAAAGGATCAATAGGAATTTGTTATATTGGAGGCGTTGAATCAGAACGTGGTTCTAATGGAAAATGGATAGCTAAAGATACTAGAACATCTGAACAAAAAGAAAGCTTATTACTATTGCTTAAAACATTAATAAAACTGCATCCAAACGCTACAATACATGGACACAACGAGTTTTCATCGAAATCTTGCCCTTGCTTTGATGCCAATAAAGAATACTGTAATATAACTAACGCCTCAATATAAAAAAATGGATATTCAACAAATAAAACTTTACATTATAAACGCATCAACATTAGGAGTAACAACATTTACTAATATAGAAATGGGATTAAAAGTAGTATTATTATTAGTAACAATAGGTTATACTATAGACAAATGGATTAAATTAAAAAAAAATAAATAATATGTGGAAATTAACTAAACAATATTGGATTGACGTATGGAATTTACTTTGGAGCAAAACTAATATAGATGAAAAAGCTATAGCTACTGTAAAAGAAATTAAAAAAAGATACAAACTTACTGCAAAAGAACTTCAAGACGTTGCTAAGGCTATAAAAGAAGTTGGAGATCAAATTGGTGATATACCAGATGCTATAAAAGGAAAAGCTAGAGCAGGTAGAAAAACAAAAAAATAATTATGCCAGATCCTTATAAATTACTTAAAAAGATTAAAAATTCGCCAGGCACTATAGAGTCTAAATTAGCGTATGAATTAGGTAACCCTAAGAAAAAAGCAGTAACTAACATAAAAAATAGATACGATGGCGCTAACGATAATAACGATGCGCCTAGACATGCTACAACTGCTCAATACACTACTGAAAGTTTAAGAAATAAACTTCCATTTGGCTTAGGTAATTCTATAATGGGTAGAGGTTTAGCTGCTTTTGGGGCAAATGTTTTAGGCGCTGCTCACGAAGCTAAAGCTGGTTATTCATCTGTAAAAAAAGGAAAATCCAGTGTTAAAGATACTTTTTTAGAAGGCGTTGAAGATTTAACTAATAATTTTGCAGGTTCAGTAGTTGGCGCTTTTGGAAACTCAAATATGGATAATAGTAAAAATAAAACAATAGATAAAATAATAAAATATCTTCCAGACGGAAAATATAAATCAAAACTTTAAAAAAATGGAAGACGAAGAATTAATAACAAGAAGAACAGGCCCGGTTGATGAAAGCAATGGTATTTTAAACAAAGTATCTAATCTTGTATCTGATAACAGCACAAATGAAAGATTAGCTGAAATTGAATTAACTAGAAATAGAATGAATAACGAAAGTGTTCCTATTACACCGGAAGAACAACATAAGCAAGGTTTATTAAAAGATATTCCTAAAGAGATGATGCAGCAAAGACTAGGAAGCTCAGGTAGTTTAGGATTAATACTAGGAGGAGGAGCTAAAAGTCTTTATAATATGGGTAAATTTATAGCTAAAAATATTGGCAAAAAAAAGATTGTAAAAGAAGTTGACAATTTTCTTAGATAAAAACAAGGAACAAAATAAAATAGGCGTACCATACCTAAAGTTCCTAAAAAAGAAGGGCCCTCATTACGAGAGCCCTTTTTTTATTACAATAACTAATAGTTATAACTTTTTAACCATCACAAGCTAAACAATCTTCACTCATTTCTTGCTGTGCAATATCACCTCTTAAAACAGATTCTGTTCTAGTGTAATACAACGTTTTAATACCTTTTTTCCAAGCATCAAAATGAA